TGTTAAATCGTTTGACCGTTAACCCGGTCTTAACAGTGTTTGTATCATAGAATGTTTTATACGTTTCTATAGGTATATCAGCAGAGTTGTCATTGTCAATAGATTCTCCATGTCTAATAGGGTAAAATCTTTTATATCCGATTGATTCTTCTTTAGGAAAACTAAACATTATGACATTTTGGTTATCCCAATAATTGAAAATATTATAAGGCATATTATATTGAATAAAATGATAATATTCTATAATGTGAGAACATATAATGGGTATACCTTTAGTTTCTTTTAATATATCAAATGAATTAGGATAATCAAAATTACGCAAATTTTCTAATAAACCTGCATGGTGATTGTACGAATCTGATTCATATTTTTCAAGTAAATCGTCAAACGATGCTCTAGTTTGGAACTGTTCATTAAGCGATAGCAGGTTGGCTAAATGATTTCCACCACAACCCGGGGGAAATAAAAGTATAAAGATACTGTTTAGGGACATAGATATATTTACGATAAATACAAGTATGCCAAGATTATCCCTATACCGTCCTAACAAGACCAACGACTACAACTACTTAGACAAAACGGTGTCAGAAATGCTTACGGCTGGTGGCACAGATTTGTACATACACAAGTATTTAGGACCTAATGCAAGTACTCCTAGCGTAGATTACACTCAGCCTCAATACGATAAACTTGAGCCTACAAATATACAAGATTTGCTATTTTTAGAAAATAGAGATAGGGTATATGACCCAAACATATATCGTTTGCGTGGACATTACAACGTACAGAACCTTGACTTTGATTTAAGTCAGTTTGGGCTTTTCTTACAGAATGATATTATATTCATCACCGTTCATTATAACGACATGATTGACATTGTAGGTCGCAAATTAATGGTAGGTGATGTTATAGAACTGCCGCATTTGCTGGATTATAATCCACTGAAAGAAACTATACCAGTTGCATTGAAACGTTTTATGCAGGTTACTGATGCGAACTACGCAAGTGAAGGTTTCAGTCAAACATGGTTCCCGCACTTGTGGCGTATTAAATGTGAGCCACTTGTTGACAGCCAAGAATTTAGTCAGATACTACAAGAGCCTATTAATCAGGATAATTATCTTGGACTATGGGATAAAGATAAAACATATCCTCCGGGTTATGTTATTTCGTTTGGTGACAAGAATTATGAGTCTATAAAAGAAGTTCATGAAGGTATAAGTACGCCAAACGAAGAGTATTGGAAACTTGATACTAATCAAGACCTTAAAGATATACTTGGAACATACAATAAGAATTTACAAATTAATGATGCTAATCTTAAGGAAGCAAAACGTATTGTTCCAAAATCAGGTTACAGCCAAAACGATTTGTATATTGTACCTACATACGGTGTATACGAATCAGACGGTGTACTGTCTAGAAAAGATGGTCAACCCGCACCACCATACAATATTGTAACTAGTTCTAAAGGAGCACCTAGCACTACAACTGGCGCAGTTGTAATGATGCGTAATCCTAAATACAAGAATCCTAGTACAGGTATAAGAATTAGTAAAGAGGCACTTAAAAGTATTTGGGACTTGACTGCTGATGCAGACTTATCTGAAAAAATTGATAAGTTTGTACAAGCACAACTAGAAACAGTAGAGTTGCCACCAGAAAGAACAGATACTGGATCAGGACCTGTTAGTGGAACTAAAGCACTTATGGTTCAGTCATTGGGTGTAATTACAGGTCCATATGGTACTGCTGACAACACATATGCTACCGCAGACCAAGATCCAACTCAGCCTGGATTCACTGGTACAATTAGTACACAAATGGATTATCGTGCTGACTGTGATCCTAGATTCCAATACATAACAAGATATACACCTCAGACATTTGGCTACATTGCTGGATACTTAACAGGTGATGGTCAAGCACCTAATGGATTACCAACTGGTGCTGGTATTAGTTTCCCACTGAATCCTCAAGTAGGAGATTACTTCTTACGTATTGATTATTTCCCACAGATATTATTCCGTTGGGATGGACAAATTTGGGTCAGAATCAGCGAGAATGTTAGAACAGACACTGGCTTTACAGCAGCCGATAGATCATTGGTATCAGGATTTGTTAATAATGAGAATCAAATCTATCTAAATAACACTGGTGAGTTTGTTCCTGAAGCACAACCATTATCTAGTGTCTTACAACGATCACCTGATATTATACCACCCGAAATTTAAATATGGCACAATTTTTTTACGACAATCAGATACGCAGATTCTTAATTCAATTTGCAAAAATATTCAGCAATTGGTATGTTACTAAGGGCAAAGACCCTAACGGCAACGACATACTAATTCGTGTGCCAGTAATGTACGGTGATAGTAGTAGACAAGCAAGTACAATTATTGCTAACAATAGTGCTAGTAATTTGCCTAGCGCACCTTTGATAACATATTATATAACAGCATTAGAATACGACCAAAGACGTTTGCAAGACCCTACGTTCGTAGAAAAGTTACAAGTACGTCAACGTCAATATGATCCTGATACAGGAACATATGATACCACACAAAGTCAAGCATTTACAATTGAACGATTGATGCCTGCACCATATACATTAAGAGTTACTGTAGATTTTTGGACTACAAACTATAATCAAAAGTTAGAAATTATTGAACAGTTAGGTGCTATATTCAATCCAGCACTTGAAATACAAAGCACAGATAACTTTATAGATTGGACTTCATTGAGCGTAGTATTCCAAGATGGATTAACATTCACTAGTAGAACTATTCCGCAAGGTACAGGTAATCCAATTGATGTTATGACATGGAAGTTTTACATGCCTATATGGATTAGCACTTCAGTCAAACTTAAAAAGATGGGTGTTATTCATAAAGTTATCGCTAGTATTTTTAAAGGTAAAGCATACCAAGACATACAAGATGACGATTTGCTATTAGGAACACGACAAAAGATTACCCCGTTTGGATATAAAGTACTATTGATAGGTAACACGTTACAATTGCTACCACAGAATGAAGCATTCTATCCACCTAATACTAATTTAGATAATCCTCCTCCACCTAACACAGATTTGTATTGGAGTAGTTTATTAAACACATATGGTAAGGTAAAGCCGGGAGTAAGTCAAATATGGTTGCAAAATCCATATATGGAAGATGACATTGTTGGTACAATTGTTCCTGACCCGCTTGATGATAGATTATTAATATATAACATTGACCCCGACACACTTCCACAAAATACCCTTGCACCTGTCAACAGCGTCATAAATCCATTGCTCACTGGACCAAACGCGGGTTTGCCAGGTCCCGTTGGTGGAGTAAGATATCTTCTCGTTGACAGAATAGGAACCGACGGTACTAGCACAATTGCATGGGGTAACTTAGTTGCTAATGCAAATGACATTGTAGAATACAACGGCAGTACTGGTCAGTGGGAAGTTTCATTTGATAGTCAAGCAGCCACAACTGTAGAATACGTCACTAATTTAACTACTGGTATTCAATACCGCTACGTTAATATAGAAGGACAATGGATGAAATCATACGAAGGCTGGTATGATCAGGGAGATTATTCTATAGTGATTTAATTTAAGATAAATCATTATATGAATGTCGCCGCTGGAATCTTCTTTTATTGTAATACAACATGTAGATATTTGTATCTGTTACGTTCAGATAAAAATCCTACTTGGAGTATTCCTGGTGGTAAACTTGAAAAGAATGAAACATTGTTAGAAGGTCTAGAACGTGAGTGCCTGGAAGAAATAGATTTTTGGAATAAAGATTGGAAATTAATACCTATTCAAAAGTTTGTGAATAATAATTTCACGTATCATACATTCTTTTGCACAGTAGAAAGTGAATTTATTCCTACATTAAACGAAGAACATTGTGGATATGCGTGGGTGGTAGATGAACACTATCCTAAACCATTACATCCAGGATTGTTTAGTACCATTAATTTTGATGTAGTTAGAGAAAAGATGAAGTCATTAGTAGAAAAGCGATCCTAAGATCGCTTTTCTGTTTTAATGCATACCTAACATTTTGCCTATAGTTGGATAACCTAGTGCGCCGATAACTATACCGGCACCCATAAGCATCCATCGCCACTTCTCTAATGCAGAGATTTTACCTGCCATTTTATTATGAGCATCAATGTTTGATTGTTGAAACTCTTTCATAAGTGATAATGTGGCATCACTATTTTTGGTCATGTCATCACGAATATCTTTCAACTCGGCCTTAACCTCATCGACCTTTTCATCCAAGTTTTTATATTGTACTTGGAGTACAGCGATATCAGTTTCAGCCTTCATTAATGATACCTGAGCCATGATCTATTAGGCCTTGTTAATAGTTACGATTGGGTATGGCTGACCACCGTATGTATTGGCAGCATAAGCAGTGTTGAATGTTGAGAATGCTGGTGAAGCATTATTAATATTATCAGTGCCTGTTGCTGTTGTACCTGAAGTTGCTGTAAACAACTCTGCTGTGTGATCACTCAAACTCTGTACATTAACTGTGGCAGCGTTTGCGTATGTACCAACAATGTTCATTGTGCCTGGATACAAGTTTGCGTTTGCTAAATTAGCAGTATAGCACGCACCAGTTAAACCTGATGTTGTACCTGTTACTAGATACTTCTGCTTACCCTTCTGACGAACGATAAAGCCTGCTTCGTTATCAGCAAATACAAAACCTGATGCAGTTGCGTTTGCCGCTGAGTTTGCCGCAAATGTAGCAAATGTAGCGTTAGCGTTTGCAATGTCAGTAATGTACCCTAAGAATACACCATCACTAGTTGATACTGCGCTACCATCACTTAATGTATTAGCAAAGTCTGTACCAACACCATCGATGTTTGGTGAACCAGTGCTTACTGTAATTGTGCCTGTACCAGTTTGGCTGATAGCCACTCTGCAAAGTACTTGGTTACCGTAAATCTGTGTATTACCACCAACAACACTGTATGTTGCTGTGTTAGTTGCAGGATAACCTGCACCACTTACTGGGTTATTGAAATATGCATCTACTGGTGCTACTGTTGCTAAAGTTGTTAAACCGGCAGCAGTTGATAAGTTAACCTTTGCATATGTTGGGTTAGCATTCAATGGTGTTGCTGAAACAGTAAATGTACTGTTATTGCCTGCATTGATTACTTCAAGAATCCAATACATTGTACCTGCTGTTAAACCACCTGCGGTAGTTCCTGGTACAAATGGCATACCTGCAATGATACCTAAGTTAGTAAAATTTGCACTTGTTGTAACTACTTCTGTTGTTCCGTTTGTTGCAGTAATTGTAACTACTGCTTGTGCTTTTGCGATTTTTAATGGGCGTCCCATTTGTTTCTCCTATGTTATGTGGGTTCTAATCCACTACGCGGCGGGGACCGCATAAGACTCTCCCCATGAGAGTGCATAATATATTTATCGTTTTTGCGAAAAATAAATACCTATATGAAAGTCGAATTTTACGGGTCATTCTATACTGCCGAACCGCATATTATAGGCGATTCTGAGCAGAAATTTATAGAAAAATTAAAGCAAGAAATACTTGCTACTAGCACATATGAATCCAATCTTATATTAAATCTTACTTGGCTAGAACCAAATGATCCTAATTTAATCCCATGGCTCAATAGAAATGCTGTATCTAAATCTACTAAGATTTATGTAGTTGGGTTAGTTGACGGGATGCATTGGTTCACTATGACTGATAATTATAAGGATTTAATGGGAATGAATCCAGTAATAGAATTTATAGGATTTCATCTTGACCATTGGGTAAGTATATTGCCCGGTTTAATGAACCCTTATTCTGAAACAGAACTTCAACTTGATCAAAATCCTACATATTCATTTTTAGCGTATAATAGAAAATCTAGACCTCATAGATATACTATCACTAAAATGTTGATAGATAACAACTTAATTGATAGAGCATACATAACTTTTCAAAAAGGCAACTTTGAAATAATAGACGAAAGAACTGGTGATACAGACCAACACCTACATACTTCAGATTTAAGATTTTCTAGACCGGAAGATTTGTTTACACTAGGAAATTTAGATATATGGAAACAATCATATTGTATACTAGTATCAGAAACGGAATCATATGATCCATGGCAATTAAGTGAAAAGACTTGGAAACCTATATTAGGATTACGCCCGTTTGTACATAATGGAAACGAACAACTATATAAAATACTGCACAAATTAAATCTTTATACACCAGCAGATTTGTTTAAGAATTCTGCTTTGAACAAAGCCGATCCATTAACTCTTATAGATCATTTTAAATGGCTAAATGAAAAAACACCACAAGAATTATATGACTTGTGGTGTTCGCAGTACTTTATGTTAAAGCACAACAGAAATATATTCTTAGAATTACGTAGGCATTCCTAATTCTGTAACAGAAAATACGCCGGTTCCGCTTACACTAATGTAAGCAATTTTATTACCTTCGCCTACGATAAAACTATTGTTTACTGTATTTGCAGGGATAATTTCGCAAGCAGTTAAATTAGCAGTGGGATTAGATCCTACTGCTACCGCGATTGCACTGCTTGTTGTTGATATACGAACCTTATCAGTAGTTGCTACTGCTGTCTGTTGACTAGATCCACTTGGTGTATAAATTGCTGCTGCCATAATTGTATCCTATTATAATCTTCCTACGGCGACTTCAATCACGCCGTCTATACCATCAAAGTCTTGTAATGCCTTTCCTATTACAGTACCGATGTGCGGTGTTGTTGTAGGTCTAGCATAACCTCCACCACCACTAATTAACATATCACCTTTTCTTATTTTGCCACGAACTTTACATGGTACACGACCCTGTAGTGCTATCGCTACTGGGAATTCACCAGGACATTTTGCATTCATAGCATATGCAGGATCAGTTGAAACAACTCCTGCTACACGATTTGTAGCATCAGTTGCTAATGTTACTTCTTCACGACCGCCAAACTCTAATACAGTACCTGGACTATAGAGTTCATCAGCACTATAATATTCTGCTAAGTCAGCATATGTTGCTTGCATTCTTGAACCGGCTGTTAATGTCCAGTTACCAGTTAAGTAACCTAATGTTGTGTTTGCACCAGTTGTTATATTTGTAACTGTAAATGCACTATTACCTGTAACTGATGTTGCGCCACTAACAGTTAATGATGTTAATGTGCCAACACTTGTAATGTTTGGCTGTGCTGCCGTAGTTACTGTACCGGCTGTTGTTGCACTACCTGCACTTGTTGCAGTTGTAGCAGAAGTTGCTGTAGTGGCACTAGTTGCACTACCTGCGCTATTTGCATATGTTGCATTCGCTACAGTACCAGTTACATTTGCACCCGCTAACGCTGTTAATCCACTACCATTACCAGTAAACACACCAGTATTTGCAGTAATATTAACGCCGGTAATTGTTCCATTAACACCTAATCCAGTTAGTGTACCAACTGATGTAATATTGGGTTGAGCCGCAGTTGTTACTGTGCCTGCTGTAGTAGCACTACCTGATACTGTAATAGTATATGTACCGCTTAAACGTGCGCTAGGTACAGTACCGGTTGATAGATTACTTGCATTTAAGTTTGTTAAGTTTGCACCACTACCTGCAAATAATGTAGAATTTAATGTGCCAGTTGTCTTGTCAAAAGTAAATGCTCCGTTACCTGCAATAGAACCTGCATCATTGAATTGAACATATGTGTTAAATCCACCAGGTGTCACATTACCTGAAACGTTAGAGTAGTTGTATCCGCCACCGACAATTGCTGCCCATCCTGTTACGGCTGAACTAAATGTAAGTGTTACTGCATTGGCGTTTGTATAATTTACAATTGGATAGTCATAACGACCAACATAACTGTTGCCAGTATTATCAATTGGTTCTACACTTACGTACTGATTATTAAGATTATGAACAACTGTCCAAGTTGTACTTGCACTTGATTGGGTGTGTAAGTAATATCCACCTGTTGGGTCTGTCCAACTTAGTGTACCAGAACCATTGGTCTTTAATATTTGATTTGCACTACCGCCAGTAATTGTTACGTTGCCTATTGCACCTAAATTACTTGTGCCTGAAACTTTTAATGTTCCGACATTAGCATTACCTGTAGTAATTAAATTACCACCTGTAATAGTACCTGATGCTGTAACAGTTGCCGCTGATACGGTGTTTGATGTTACAATATTACCACCAGTAACGTTACCGGTAGCAACAATTAATCCCGCTGTGCCTAAATTACCTACGTTAGCATTACCAGTTACACTTAGTGTACCAGTTAATACTCCGCTTGTTGCACCAATATTACCTACGTTAGCATTACCAGTTACACTTAACGTTCCTGTAAACACACCTGCGGCTGCACCAATATTACCTACGTTAGCATTACCACTTATGTTTGCTGTACCAGTAATATTTGCACCAGTATTTGTAACTACCAATACGTTTGCTACACCATTGGATGAAATGTTTACGTTTGAATTTGCTGTTACTACAACACTACTATTACCATTCACAATTGCGGCACCGTTGGCTGCGCTTGTTCCACCGACCGTAAATGAACCACCTGATGCATTAGTAATTACTACACCAGATGCGTTTGATGTTATTGTTGCATTTCCTAAATAAATTGTACTACCGGATAGATATAATGCATTCCATCTATTTGTTGTATTACCTAAGTTATATGTGACGTTTGCATTTGGATTTAAATTACCTGCAACCGTTACCTGCGTTCCATTACCAAAACTTGTTAAGTTTGGTTGTGCATTACTTGCAGTAGTTAATGTTCCTGTTACAAAATTTGCAGTCGCTAAGTTACCTAAGTTTGCATTTAATGATGTAATGTTTCCAGTGAATACACCTACTGTTGCACCGACGTTTCCAAAGTTAGCATTTGCTGTAACAGACAAATTACCTGTAAGTGCTAAGTTACTTGATAGTACATTAAATGATAATGCACTGTTGACACCTAGTGCCTGATTGCTAGTTGAACTACTTGATACAAATACAGGATAGAATGTACCTGTTGTTTGTGTCGTTACTACGCCAAAATCACTTACGTTTGCATATGAAACATTTAAGTTTGCTACACGGTCTGTACTGGTTACTACTAATGGTGAACCTGCGCCGCTTGAAATATTTGAGAATAGTCTAGTTGATGTAACAACACCAGTAGCATTTAAATTACCTACGTTAGCATTGCCGTTAACTGTAAGTATTTTAGGATTTGCTCCAGTGTTATTGTTCCATGTAAAATCTGCGTCAGCATCTAATAAGTTACTATTATTGAATTGTACTGTTGAATTAGAGCCGGCTGCATTAGCAACACCGCTACCACCTACCGCACATACAATTCTACCACCAGTAGCATATACGTTACATGTACCACTGGCAGTTGTAAGTGTTAATTCAGTTCCACCTTCAGTTAAAGAAATTGTCATCTGTGTACCAGAGACAATATTCTTAACGTAATAGGTTTGTCCAGCGGTTATTCCACCAAACGTTGTTCCAATAAATTTAATTGGATCGTTAGCAGTAAATGAACTGGTATCGCTAACAGTTACGTAATTAGTTGATGCAGTTGTGTTAGTTACACTAGTATACGCATATGCTGTATATCCTGTACTGTCAACAGGTGTGGTCAAACTAGAATCTGAATACAATGCAAAAGTATTAGCAGTTAATATATTAATATAGTAACTGTTTCCATTTAATTCAGTCATACCCAATGCATTGGTGATTGTTACCTCAGCCCCTTCAATTAAGAAGTTATCTTCAGTTGTTGTAATAACTGCTGGGTTTGCCTGACTTGCATTTTGTATGAATGCTACAATCGTTGACTTTGGAGTCCAACTTAAATTACCCGTACCATCAGTTTCTAATACATAACCAATCGATCCGCCAGTGATTCTAACATTTGATACATCACCCAATGTTAATAACCCACCTGCATTGCCACCACGATTGACCCAGTTATTACCATCAAAGGCAAGAACTTGCCCGTCTGAGCCGGCTGCGGTATTTGACGTAATGCTTATATCCAAATTTCCATAAGCACCATTAATCTGACTGAAATCGACCTCAGAATATGAGGTTAGTACCTCAATATTCTCTAGACCTTGTTCAGTTTTACCGATAAACAGGCGCTTTTCGTCAGATGCGAAACCGAATTCCGCTTCATCAAGTTGTGGAAGATCGACTAGATTGCCTGATCGTTGTTGGATTTTTGATATCTGTACTATAGCCATAAGATGTAACTTTTAGAATATTACATCTATTTATGCTTTTTACAGATTAAAGGGTCATACAAATTTGCTGTAGTATTGCTCTAGTCTTTGGTACCAAACGTTAGTCCAATGATCAAATTCTGTCCCTTCGACAATGAACTCTTGGTAGATATTATCTGCGGTACACATGAAAATAACACCCTTACGTATGTCAGTTTTATATGTTTCGTTATGGGCCGTTGCATATGCGGCTAACTGAATGAAATAGTCATCAATCCATTCTTTTTTCTTCAACTTATTACTTTGCTTATGGTCCATAATAGCAGGGCTACCGTCATGAACTCCTACCAAATCCGTTGTTCCTGCATAGACCTCAGGGAAATACAGACTAACTTCTGTCCCCCAAAACTCATTACATTTACTAAGTCCCTGAGTAATAATGCTATGAGCCATTTGATGACTTTGTAGACTATATGGGTTGCTACCTGGTTCACCTGTTTGGCCAGTCTTTACATAGTTTTCTAACCACTTGTGCATTCTAGTGCCTCGCCCTGCGGCCTCAGTGGTGATTGCTTGCGCTTGTTGCTCACCCACACGTTTGCGCCATTCACGTAATGCTTGTTTCTTTTCTTCTGATTTAGTTGCATCAAGTATTGTAGTAACACTTGGTACTCTAAACCCGTCCGGGGTCACATATTTTCTAGACCCGTCAATTGTTTCTTTTTTAAGTTCTAAGTAATTAAATTTATTAGGATTGTACATTTTTATCTTTGTTATACCAAGCATCATTCACATGTAACCAAAATTGATAACTTGGAGAATTGTCTGTGCTGTCTACATATTTTTTTAAGTTGACATAGTTACTGTTGATAGGTTTTATTTCTTTAAATCTTTCTAACATAGTGTCATAACAATATTTTGCTACAACATTCTGAGCCATAACACCGTCATGTTGACACGCAGTTTTATCCATACCCTTTGTTAGATAATAAAAATCTTCTACTTTATTTGGATCTTTATAAACAGCGTTGAATAGATTAGGATAATTGTTTTGAATTAACATTAATGATTGATAGTGATCAGCCATATAGTTTGTGGTAAAATAATTTATATTATTGGCTCTAAGTAAATTTATAACAGACAACCAATGTAACAACTTTCTACGTTCCATATAGTAAACACCAGTGTTATCAATGTGTTCGTATATTGCCCGTTCAATCGGTTCATCTCCATAGCATGCTAAATTTTTTAGATCACCTACGGTAATTCCTTTGTAGTTTGTTACAAACTCTTCTCTTCTTAGTGCTTGTGTAAATGCAATAATAAAAAAGGGTTTAGAATTAGTTGATTGGTTAAGATAAAAATATTCTGCAACTCTTCTATATATTGAATCGTTACCACAACCCTTAACACCCAAATTAACTATAGGTACATTTAGTTTTTGTGCAAGTAAAGCAGGCCATCCTTGTGTAGTAGGATCATCTAAACCTTGACAATATGTATAACTGCAACCTACTGTGACTAAATGCGATATTTCTAATGCCATCTTATACTCTGAAACTTTCCCCGCACCCACAACGATCCTTTTCGTTTGGATTTATAAATTCAAAGCCTTCGTTAAGGCCTTTCTTTTGATAGTCCATAGTGCAACCATTTAAATAGGGCATTGATCTTCCGTCTATCCAAACTTTTACACCAAATGATTCATGTACGAATTGGTCACGTGTAACAGGAGCAACATCAACATATTCTAATGTGTATGCTAGACCACTGCATCCAGTAGTCTTTACTCCAACACGTATCCCTAAACCTTTACCACGTTTATCTAATTGTTGTTGTATTTTGGTTGCAGCGGTTTCTGTAAGAGATATCATACAAATATTTATTTGATTGAATAGTGTAACACTATTCTTAGTGAAAGTCAAATTATTGGGTAGGCATTGCAGATTGTGCCATCTGCGCTACTACTTGCTTACTTTGGTCTTGTGGCATCTCAGTTGATGATGCTTGGCCTTTAAATACAACCTTATCGCCTTGTATGTTAGAGATAACATTTTTCAATGGGGGTTGCTTAATCATATTATACAAATCTTTTGGATCAAGTATAATATCGTATCTTTGAAAATAATCTAATAACTTATCCAATGACCAATTAGGTTGGATCTTACCATTATCTAAGTCCGTTTTTAATTGGTCAGTGGCTGCAACTATTTTAGTTGCTAGTGCGTTTTGTTCGTCAAATTCAAAGAGGCGCATGAGTTACCTCTTTGCACGACCTACCCCACCCATCGGAGTTGCTTCAGGTTCTTCAGCAGGAGCCGCAGCTGCACCTTCATCGCCTGCCATTGGAGGCACTGCAGGTTCAACTTCAGTTGCACTTGCATCTACTGAAACTTCTTCTTCACCTGGAGCAGGCATACCACCAGCGGCTGCACCAAATGCATCGGCAGCAGGTGCACCACCTGTTAATGTATCTCTAGCAGCCTTCATCTGTGTGAATGCTTCTTTTAGTGCGGCACTCAATGCATCTAATTGACCGGTTACTAGTTCGTTATAACCCTGTGCTTCGGTCACACCAATCTCTGACTCAATGCTGTCAACAAGAGCAGGAAGTTCTTTAACTTGCATTTGACCGATATCTTCAAGCATCTTCTGTACTGTATCTACCATATCTTGTGCGGCAAGAACAACTTGTGACTTTTCAACTTCTTCGTTTTCTACAACAATGCGTGTAGGTGTTTTCATCAACTCTTGGAAGTGTTGACGTAGTGCTTGTTCCATAAACACTAACTTCATGTAAGGAGCACTACCTTGATTCTTATAAAAGTCAGGTGACTTCTGTGCTTCTTGCATTAGTGAAGAAACTCTATTAAGCATTGTTTTTGTTTTAATCTTATCCAACTTTGAGGTGTTGATACTCATCTCAAAATTTTCTTTCAATGCTGTAGTAGCATAGTTCTTGTGTTCTAAATCTGTTAGTCTCATAGTATGTTTTTCCAGTCCTGATATAGTATTTATCTGAATCCTATAATTATTTAGGTTGCGTATTGGTGAACTTACTGCTCTGCCAATGTCTAGATATATTTATATAGTTATTAATCTCATTAACCATTGCTGTTCTTTTACGCTTACCCTCTTGCAATTTGGCTAAAAAGATAAGTTTAGTGTCATTATCCTTTGCTTTACTAAGCAATTTTTTCTGTTGGGCTATAATCAAGTCCAAACTGCTGATAAGCAAATCAAGTTCTTCAATACGTTTAGTTTCAGTAATCTTTTTATACTTATCAAATATGCACCAGGTGAATGCATTCTTTTTGGATGAGAATGTATGCTCTTCTGTAACGGTAAATGGGATAACTTTAAAGTATCCTGAGGGTTGAGGTTCTACCCGATACTTGTTAAAGAGTTCATAACTTCCGTCCTCGCAATCAACTATAAAAACTTCAGATAATTCTGAGGTTAGTTGTTTGACTAAAAACTTCTCTATTTTCTTTTGGTCTGTCATAATAGTTTAAAGTATATATTCCTTAATTCGGGTGACGTATCTAAAAATGTAGGAAGTTGAATCCATTCTGTACCGCACTTTATCATGGGTATACCTTCACAGTCATTGTACAGTGCGCCCAGTTCTTCTATCCCATTTTCAAACACACTAGAATGCTGAACCTCAAAGTCAAATTTCCACACCGGATAAGTTTCATCTTCTTGTTGTTGGTATAAAAAACCAAAGTTTTCAAATTCGTCAAATCTTACATCAACCCTTACAGGTGATGATACTATTTCAGGTTGTGACCTTAATGATATAGCCTGTAATACTGTATCGAAATTAGATTGTGTGTTTCTTTTATGTAGCCACTGCTTAGGATCCGCATCTATAGGTGGTTTAGCCCTATTAGGTACTCCTGTATTTGTAATGTCAAACAACGTATAACAGCATAATCTGTGCGGCATGCTGTATTTAGAGAGGTAAAAAAACCCGAGAATAAATCTCGGGTTCTTTGTGTCAACTCAAACTAAAGATTAGTTTGTGAATGTTGCTGTTGCGGTAACTGTTGAAGTACCACCAGTTGCTGTGTCAACTGCGGCTGCAAGAGTAGCAGTAGTCCAACCACCTGTTGGATATACAGCAAGCGCCAATGTGTCAGTTGTTGTGTCAGTAAATTCATAGATATGAATTGTTGCTAACTGTTCAACTGTCTGAATCACTTGTGAAGCGATAGTTGTGTTTGCCGCAACGCCTGCCAACTCGATTGTGAAGAAGTCAAGTTTTGGACCTTGTGGCTGAACTGTTAATCCTGAAGAAACAGCATTAACTGCGCCGGTTGTATAATCTGGCTGATCAAGCCATAGAACTGGTTGAAAGTCACCATGTGTACGTGTAAATTGTGCCATTTTGTTTTTCCTTTAGTTAGTTTGAACCCCACGAGGTTCATACTATTATTTATGCCTGATCCAAAAAAACGTTGGATTAGGTATTAACGGCCGGCTAAATTTTGGCGACTAAAGCCCATACGGTCTACAAATTTAAGACCCTGTGCAACGAATCCCTCTTGGGTTTCGGTACCGTCTTGTAAATAGCCCTTGACAGGGCTAGATTTTGCAGCCTGATCTAACTGTTTTACAACGTTCATCTTAAGATTGTAAATAGCGATCCATATAGTAAATGCACCTAATAACCCTTCAGCATTCTCAGCAAAGTGTTTATCTATCTTTGCTCTCATACTGTCGGTCATGGGTCTTGACGCAACGTAATCTTTAAAGCCATCAAGTAAATTACTCAAATCACCTGATACTATTCGCTTATTAATATACGTAGTGAATAGTTGATTAAACGTATTACGTGCCTGAGGAGCAGTAGTCATCAACTGCTGTACTGCTCCTCCGTATTGGTTGATTGCTTTTTTGACTTCGTTCACTAGTCCTGCGTCTAGTTTAAGTTTAGGAGTTATAGGCATCTTACTAGGAACTATAGCGATATTGCTATTATTCTGTAACTTGCCTATAGTTCCGTTTAACGGAGTCGCTTGATCGGTTGAGGCAGCGTCAGCGGGTATGAATTGGTGTACTGCAATACCAGCAGTTTTACCCTTCATTAGTTTGCCAACTTCACTATTAGGATCCACTGTGTATGTTATACCATTAGGATTAGCCCTAAAGGTGTATACACCGTCTTTTTCTTCTAATGGTTGGCTAAACAATAAGTCGCCCCAATAGAATCCTTTACCTTTATCTGCCTTCTCAAGCCCAGGCCATATTTCAGCAATCAACTGGTGTAAACCTGTACGGTCTACTCCACGTGCCTGATCATATTGAACAAACTGTTCGGGACTGAACACTTGTCTTCCCGTACCGTCTTTCTTATTAAACATATGTTTGTCCATGATGGAAAACTTACCGTTTACCCCACGTCCAAATATCAATGCAGGATAACCGTCCCACTTGATAGTAACTGTATCAGGTGTCTTAACAGTTTTCTGTATTGCATCTAACGCACGATTTGCACCCTGTAAGTCACCTAAGAATACCAAATCTTCAGGATGGTCTAGGTGACCCTTATCTTCAGTGACGATTTCTAGGGCACTAATCTTACGTACTAATGCTGATAGGCTTTCTGCTAAGTTCATCTGAATCTACGAATTTTAGTTTTTGATTCTGCGACCTTCTTTTCAGGCTGTGCTGTTGTAGCAGGTCTGTCAACGAATCCTGGCTTTTCTGCTGGTGCCGCACTAGGTGCTTTAGCATCAAGTCCTTGTGTAGGTGTCCCTGTTGTCAATTCTTTCATTGTTTCAGCATAGAGTTTAGCATCGACACCCTTAAGTCTAGCCATTGTACTCTTCACCAACTCAGCCATTTGATGACTATTCATTGCAGCCTGTGCTGGTTGAGCAGCCGCTTGTGATTGTGCAGCCTGTGCAGGTTCTGCTGCCTTTTCAGCGCCTGCTGTAGCACCCGCATCAGCACCTTTACCTACAATATTTGCGGCGCCGGCTGGTACATTGCCTTTAGAAACTGCATAACTTACTTGTGCTAATTTTTCTAATGCTCCACGACCACGATCTTTAGCATATGTTGCTTGTACGGCATCAATACCTTTATCTATAACTGCTTGATTTACTGCATAATTGACACCCTTCATATACTGTGGGTACCATTGATTTTTTAAGTATTGAGAAATACTAATCTTACCAGTATTACCTGCTTCTAAAATGCTTTCGAAAATGTTATTAAGTTTTACATAACGTGATTCTACTATCATGTATTTCTTGCTAGTAGACTCTAACAATACTGACAATCCTAAATCAGTCCATGTCAAACCTGCACCTTCAATCAGCATATTCAAGTAATAAATCTTCCAACCTTCTTTTAATCCTGCTGGGTTCAAGTCAAGACGTTGACCTGCACGTAATTTCTGAATAGCGGCAGTTGCGAAATTAGGATCAGCATTCTTCTTTAATACATACTCCGCAGTCTTTAATGCGTTGCCCCACTCAGGATAATCTTTACGGTCAGCCATAAAGTTAACTAACTCTTTAGTCAAAGCAATCTTTTGCGCCTTGTCAGTTACCTGACTTAATTGCTGTGACACACCCTTAACATAGTTATTTAAATTCTGTGTAGATTGTTGCTGTTGCTTGTACTTTCCTGTAGCCATGTTTGTGCCTGTTTTAGGCAACCCGCCGGCTGCAGGAGCAGTTGTTGCAGTAGGAGCAGTTGGTGCTGTGGGTGCAGTGGCACTAGGTATAGTTGGTTCGGGCTTTACGCCTGCTGGGTTAACTGGTGAGGCAGTTTTTGTTCTAGCATCTCTCATTTTTGGATCAACTAATCCACCCTCAATAGATGTTTCCAATGAAGATATTGCGTCACCTACGAAATCCTTAATGAACATATCCTGAGCCATTTGCTGTTGTAGTGTTTTACCACCTGCTTGGCCAGTCATTTTCTTAAGAGCCGCAGAACCATAGTCTCCTATTAAACTGCTTAGTCTAAGTTCTTCAAGTTTTTTGAATTCATCTAGTTTCATGTGTTATTTCCTTAAGGATTTTGAAAATCTTTTTTGATCTTTACTTTTTATAGCACTAAGGAGTTTCTTTTCCAGAAGTTCTGCCTTTTCGGGGTCATATTTTCTATTGATTAATTCAATAAGATTAATGGCGCTGGTTATCACATTTAGAGCCCTAGATTCAATCACATGATTAATATCTCGGTTGGCCCCAATAGACTCTAATTCTTCCAATAGGCTTCTTGTTTTCTTTTGCATATATGTTAAGATCCTATTAGTATTTAGTCAAAACGATGACAATTCTATTTCTTTAAAGAATTCAATAATGACTTAAGTTTCGTACTTTGAATGTCGGCCACAACACGTTTTTCTTCAGGTTCTACTGTATTTTGTACTGTATCATTAACTGTACTCGTAGCCTTAATTTTATTCATTATGTCGTTGGCCGACGGTTGAGCATGTCGTTGTCTTTCATGACCCTCAGGATCGGGGTCTGTGATACGCAATGTTTCAGTATTGAATTCAAGTTCAATCTTCTGACCTACACCCGAACTACTACGTGTTTTCATTAACTGTAATTGATACTGGCCACGCTCACGCATGCTACGGCTAGTAAAAATACCAAAAACATTGTCCGCAGTATTAATCTTACTAATACCACCTGAGATATGACTGTGATCAAATTCGATTTCTTCAACGGCTGATCTGTTAAGTTGTGATGCTGTGACGAATAAGACATTTAATTCCTTCGCTAAATTACGTAATTCTTCTGATACATATTTGTCCTTAACGAATAAATCGCTAGGGCTGACCTTAGCACTAACCGGCATGATTAGGTCAAGGTAATCGATACACAAGAAATCAATTTTCATTCCTGTTTGTATCTGCAATTCTTTACAGTATGCTCTAATATCATTAACTGTGCTTTGTGCGGGAAGATACTTAATACGCAACTTACCCGCTTTCTTAGCAACCATTTTAACTTTCATTTCAACATTATCAATGTCTTTGAAAATTTCACGGCTACTAGTTTCGGTCATCATACTATCGATACGCATACTACATAGACCTTCACTAAGTTCTAATGTAATGTATACACCACTGAGTCCTGCTTGTGCCCAATTGACCGCTAGATTCTGCATAAACAAACTTTTGCCTGATCCACTACCACCTGCAAAAATTTGTAGTTCTCCTCGATTGAAACCACCATATAGTTTTTGATCCATACTAGGCCAACCTGTACTGTTCTGTCCATTATTACTTTTTAGTGCCATAAGTCTTGCTCGTGGATCAGCAAAGTAATCAGTACCCATATCACGCTGTAATGAAATCTGAACTGCATCTTTAACCAGTTTCTCTACAGGGTCATACTCGCCCTTCTCAAGCAAATCGGCTGCTTTAAGAATAGCCCTCTCAAGTTCTTGCCGTTTAGTGAATGCTTCAAATTCTTCTAAGAACCATTCATAATGACCATCATCCAATTCTGCTATAGTTTCTATTTCGATTCCTGTAGTAGCCTTAATTTGTACAGGCTCAGGCATCACATTATATTTCTTACTATGCTCTGCTATAAATTCTGCAACTGGACGCAATTTTCTATCAAAGTTCTGCGAGTTCATAATATTCATGACCCGAGTATACAATTCTGCGTTAGTTACCATCATGCGCAAGAACAACGTTTGCACATCTACATTAAACTCTTTTATCAAGTTTCCTCCGTTGTATTTCTACTTTAATCTTACTGTTTGTTGAATTTTGTAATATACTTAGTAATGTCGGCAGTCGTCCATATTTAACCACTGCGTCATTCACATCTTTACAGTTATCCCAATTGGGTATGCTAACATGAAAGCCCAATTCTAATGCTTTATCACAAATCGTTAGACCCGTTTTATCTTGGTCAGGTACAAATATGATTTTGCGATTTAATTTTCGTAATACTTCAACCTGATCGTCATTAATTGTATTGTGTGTTAGTGCGCAACAATTTAAACTTAATGCGTCAAATATACCTTCTACTAATATACAGAATTCCCATTCAGGACGCTGTAAGTCATAACCAAATACATAACCTGGTTGCTGTTCGTTAATGAACTTAGGCTTACGATCATCCAAGTATCTACTAGTATGTCCTACAATTTTATTTTCGAATGTGAAGGGTATAATAATTCTATTTGCTTGACGACCTTCGGCATCAGGTGTTACTAAGAAAGGATATTCGTTGTGCTTGATACCTCTCTTATGTAGATACTCTACAAATACATTATGAACGGGATTGAATGGGTCGATGATTTCACCCTCAGGCAAATGCATCTCTTT